CCAGGCGTCCTTTCATGGGGACGTTTTCGGAAAGGGGGGGGGGGTAAAGAGATGCTCCCTGTGAGCCCCGATCCGACGTCCGGTGGACTTTTTTGAACCGATCACCCGCTTGGAGCCGCTATGGAAGGCGAGAAGCCCAACGTCGTGGCCCTGGATGGGGGTGGCGACGATCTGAAGAACGCGACGGTTGGAGGCAAGCCGATCCCGGCGCCGCCGCCCGGCTCGCACCTCACTACCCAGGGGCGCCGCCTCTACTACTGGATCTGCGAGGCGCTCATCGAGGACGGCCGGTCGATCCGGGCCGCCGGCATCCAGATCGTGATGCTGGTGCAGACCTTCGTCGCGTGGTCCGAAGACATGAAGCGCTGCATCGAGCTCGGCCGCTACGGCGAGAGCAAGGACGGCAACGCCTATGAGCTGCCGCACAGCTACAACGAGCGGAAGGCCCGGGACGAGATCAAGCGGGAGTTGCCCGAAGCATGTTTGACGGTGATGTCCCAGATCGAGGCCCGGCTCAAGGAGAGCAAGATCGGCGAGTCGAAACAGGACGACCTGTTCGAAGAGCTGCTCGATCACGCAAGAAGCCGCCCGCGCGTCGCCTGAAGCTGATCCCGCCGGAGGCGGATTGGCAGGAGTGGGACCGCAGCTACGGCGTGCCGGTGCTGCGCGGCGAGCTCGTGGTCGGCGAACTGGTGATGCTCGCGGTCGAGCGGCATTACCGCGATCTGCAAACCGCCGCTGCGCGAGGCCTGCGGTTCAGCTCCGAGCACGCGTGGCACGTGATCGAGTACATCGAGAAGTGGTTCCACCACATCAAGGGGGCGCTCGCCGGCGAGCCGATCCGGCTCGATCCGTGGCAAAAGTTCTGGACGGCGGTGCTGTACGGCTGGCGCCGCCTGGACGGCGATGCCTGGCTGCGCCGTTTCACGCGCGGCTACGAGGAGGTCGCCCGGAAGAACGGCAAGAGCACCTGGAAGGGGCCGCAGGGCGCGTACCTGTGGATGATGGACGGCGAGCCCGGCGCCGAGGTGTACGCTGTCGCGACGACCCGCGAACAGGCGATGACGGTGTTCAAGCCGGCATTCGAGAACGTGAAGCGCTGGCGCCGGCAGTCGTCGAAGCTGCGCGACTCGATCCGCGTCTTCGAGGGCTTGAACCAGGAGCGCCTCGAGCTCGGCTCGTCGCTGTTCCGCCCGCTCGCCTCGAACGCCGACGCTCAGGACGGCTACAACCCGAGCGCGGTGCTGTACGACGAGTTGCACGCGCAGAAGTCGCGCGAGCAGTGGGACGTGCTGGAGTCCGGCTTCGGCGCGCGAATGCAGCCGCTGCTGTCGGCGATCACGACGGCGGGCTTCATCCTCGACGGGATCTGCACCGAGATTCGCACCTACCTGGTGTCGGTGCTCAAGGGGCAACGACAGGACGACAGTTTCTTCGGCTACATCTACACGCTCGATGACGGCGACGACGTCTTCGACGAGCGCAACTGGATCAAGGCGAACCCCGGCCTCGGTCGCTCCAAGACGCTCGCGTACATGCGCGACATGGCGCGCAAGGCCAAGGCGCTGCCCAGCGCACTGGCGAACTTCAAGACCAAGGATCTGAACCTCTGGTGCAACGACGCCGAGGGCTGGATCGACCTGGCGGTGTGGGACAAGGGCAAGCGCGCTGTGCACGCGTCTGCACTGGCCGGGAGGAAATGCTACGGCGGGCTCGACCTCGCGAGCGTGCTCGACCTGACGGCATTCGTGCTGGTCTTCCCGCCGATCGACGGTGAGATGGATTGGCAGGTGCTGGTGTGGGTGTGGTGCCCGTCCGCGAAGCTCGAGGCCGAAGCCGACGACGCGGCGCCGTACAAGCGCTGGGCCGCCGAAGGATGGCTGACCGCGACCGAGGGCGACGTGACCGACTACGGCCCGGTGCGCGAGACGGTGCTCGAGGCCTGCCAGACCTTCGAGGTCGAGTCGATCGGCTTCGACGTGTGGAACGCGCAGCAGCTCAGCAACGAGCTGCTCGCCGAGGACGTTCCGCTCGTCGAGATCCCGCAGAACACCGGCGGCATGTACCCGGGCGCGAAGAAGCTCGAGGAGCTGGTGTATTCGAAGCGCCTGCGCCACGGCGGCAACCCGGTGCTGCGCTGGTGCGCTGGCAACGTGGCGCTGCTGTACGACACGAACGGGAACTTCCGCCCCGACAAGAAGCGCAGCAAGAAGAACGGCCGCATCGACCCGATCGTCGCCACGGTGATGGCACTGAGCCGGGCGGTGGGCGTGGAACCTGAAGAGCAAGAACCTGGAATCCTGCTGCTATGACCTCTGCGCTCCGACTCCGGGCCGAGCTGCTCCTCGAGCACGATCGGCGCAGCCGCCCCGCGCCGCAGGCCTCGGGCGAGACGTACCCGACGAGCAGCGGCACCCGCGGCAGCACGCTCTACAGCTGGCTCACCGAGGGCATGTCCGGCGCGGTCAGCGAAGCCCAAGCCATGCGGGTCGGCGCCGTCTACGCCTCCGTCGGACTCATCGGCCGGGCCATCGGCGCACTGCCCTTCCACATCTACGAGCGCGTCGCCGATGGCCGCAACCGCATCGATGACGATCTGTGGTGGATGTTCAACGAATCGCCCCATGCCGCCTGGACGGCCGCCAGCGCCTGGCTGTACGTCGCGCAATCCATCCTTCTCGAGGGGGACGGCTACTGGCAGATCCAGCGCGCCAGCAAATATTCACCCCGCATCATCGGATTTGAACCGCACCACCCCAAGGCAGTGCGCGTCAACCGGGTCGACGGACGCAATCGCTACATCATCCATGCCGCCTTGGGCGACGGCCGGATCGAGCGCCGCGAGCTCGACCAGGATGACGTGCTGCACTTCCCCGGCATCGGCTTCAACGGCCTGCGCTCGCTCACTCCGATCCAGGCAGCCCTGGGCAGCACGGCAGACCTCGCCCTGGCCGCCGACACCCATGCCGCCACTTTCTTCCGGGGCGGCGCCCGGCCCGATCACGCGATCGTCGTGCCCAAGGAACTCAAGATCAACCCCGAACAGCGCGCGCTCATTCGCGAGACATGGGGCGAGCAGCGCAAGCACTACAACGAGACCGGCATCCCCCCTGTGCTCGTCGGCGGCATGGATCTCAAGGCCATCACCCTGAACGCCCAAGATGCGCAGCTGCTCGAAACCCGCAAGCAAAGCGTCGAGGACATCGCCCGCATCATGGGCGTCCCGCCGCACATGATCGGCAAGACCGACGCCGCCACCAGCTGGGGAACCGGCATCGAGCAGATGTCGATCGGCTTCATCCGGTACACCCTCACCGGGCACCTCGATGCCATCCGGCAAGAGATCAACCGCAAATGCTGGCCCACGCGCCGCCGCTTTGGCGAGCACAACGTCGACGCCCTGCTGCAAGGCGACAGCAAGACCCGCGGCGAATACCTCGCCAAGGCCCTCGGCGGCCCGGGCTCGCAAGGCTGGATGACCGTCAATCAGGTCCGTCGCCTGCACAACATGCCGCCGCTGGACGAAACCTGGGCCGACACCGTCCAGCGCGCCGGCGCCAAAGCCACCGCACCCAGCCCCGACACCAAGACCGAGGAAACTCAAGATGCGTAACGGACTCCTGGCGCTCCTTGCCGCAAACCGCGGCGCCGGCCAGTTCCGCGCCGAATCCACCGGCGACGGAGAAGCCACCATCTGGCTCTACGACGTCATCGTGCGCGACGACTACTGGGGCGGCGTCTCCGCACTCACGCTCGGCAAAGCCCTGGCCGACCACCGCGACAAGTCGCTCGTGCATCTGCGCATCGACTCTCCCGGTGGCGACGTCTTCGCCGGCCGCGCCATGGAGCAACTCATCTCCGAGCACCCCGGCCGCGTGGTAGCTCACATCGACGGCTTTGCCGCCAGCGCCGCCTCGTACGTCGCTCTGGCCGCCGAAGAGCGGCTCATCTCACCGGGCGGCATGTTCATGGTGCACAAGGCCTGGACGCTCGCCTGGGGCAACGAACACGACATGCGCAAGGTCGCCGACCTGCTCGGCAAGATCGATGAAACGTTGATCGCCACCTACGCCGCTCGCACCGGACAAACCCCCGAGCAGCTCCGCGACTGGATTGCCGCCGAAACCTGGTTCAACGCCGAAGAAGCGCTGGCCAACGGATTCGCCACGGCGATTGCCGGCGCCCCTGAAGCAGCCGCAGCGCCCCCCGCCGACAACGCCAGTCACTGGGACCTCAGCGCCTACGCCCGCGCCCCCGCAATCCGCGCCCCCGCGGCCCGGCTCGCCACGCCCGCCGCCCACAGCCACCCGCCCACACAGCCCATCTTCGACCGCGCTGCGGCCCTGCGCCGCCTCGAGGTCAGCCAGCTCTGACGCGCTCCCGCGCCGTCGCATCGAGCCGCCGCCAGGCGGTTTTTTTACGCCATCACTCTGGAGAATCCGAAATGGCACAAAGCATCCAAGCCCTGCGGGAGCAAATCGCCGCCCGCGCCCGCGAAATCAAGGCCCTGGTCGAGGACAAGAACACCACCTGGGGCGCCGAGCAGCAAGCGCAGTACGACGCCGGCCTCGCCGAGATCGACGACCTCAAGAACCAGGTCGACCGCATCGAGCGCACCATGAACCTGCTGGTCGAAGACGACCAGGCCAACGCCCTCGGCGATGCCGCCGCCCACCGCGCCCGCGCCAACGGCGCCACCCCGGCCCAAGCCACCCGCGCCCGCCAGCTCTTCGCCACCTGGATGCGCCAGGGCGACCGCGCCCTCTCCGCCGAAGACTGGGCCGTCATCCGCAACACCATGAGCACCAGCACGCCCAGCGAGGGCGGCTACATCGTCGCCTCCGAGATCGCGCAGGCCGTGGCGGACGCCCTCAAGTCCTTCGGTGGCATGCGTGCCGTGGCCACCGTCCTGCAGACCAGCAACGGCCAGGAAATCAACTTCCCCAACAGCGATGGCACAGCGGAAGAGGGCGAGATCATCGCGCAGAACGCGTCGGCGAACGATGCCGACATCACCTTCGGCACCACGCCGATTCCCGTCTACAAGTACTCGTCCAAGGTCGTTACCGTGCCGATCGAGCTGCTGCAGGACGCGGTGATCGACATCGAGGCCTTCGTCAACACCCGCTGCACCACCCGCGTCGGGCGCATCACCAACAAGCACTTCACCATCGGCACCGGCACCGGTCAGCCCAAGGGCATCGTCACGGCCGCCACCGCCGGCAAGGTCGGCCCCACCGGGCAGACCCTCACGGTCACCGTCGACGATCTCATCGACCTCGAGCACGCCGTCGACTACGGCTACCGCGAGCTCGGCCGCTGCCGCTGGATGATGCACGACAGCTCCTTCAAGGTCGTCAAGAAGCTCAAGGACACCACCGGCCGGCCCATCTTCATTCCCGGCTACGACGGGCTCGGCGGCAAGGCGCCCGACACCATCCTCGGCTACCCCGTCTCCATCAACAACCACATGCCGGTCATGGCGGCCAACGCCAAGTCGATCCTGTTCGGTGACTTCACGCCCTACATCATCCGCGACGTCCTGACGGCCACCGAGTTCCAGCGCTACACCGACTCCGCCTATGCCAAGAAAGGGCAGGTGGGCTTCAACTTGTGGGCTCGCGCCGGCGGCAACTACACCGATGTCGGCGGTGCCGTGAAGTACTACGCCAACTCCGCCACCTGATGCCTGAAATGGGGGCGGCCTGGCCGGCCCCAATCCCTATCGTCCCGAGGAATTCGACATGACCAAGAACTCGCGCCCCGCAGCTGCCGACCAGACCGACGCGCAGACGCCCGCACCGACAACCTCCGAGCAAGCCGGCGACCCGCCCGCGGGAAATGCCGCCGGCGCAGGAGAGGATCTGGTGCACGGGCGCGCCCTGATCGATCTGCC